GTCCTAATGATTCATAGGTATTATCTAACATTGCAATAGTGGCAGGAGAAACTGTTGTTCCGTCATCTATTGACTCATTTATTATATTTCTGGCTTCATCTGCATCACCAAAATGAGTTGCGATTTGCTGACGTCCCATTGATAAATCTGTACATGCCGCTTGGTTTCCTAGATTACACAGGTCTTGTAGTTGACTAGTAACAAGTGCTAATTGTTTTGCGTCTGCTTCCTCTGGAATACCATCAACACCGTTATTGTCAATAAAAAGACTGGTTGCATTTTTGTAGGCAGCCGATGCCCCAAGATAGGCCGCATCCGTATTTTGAACTACTACTGTATCACCTTCACCATCACCATCTGTATCTACTAAGGCGTTACCGGCACCAACTGGAACTCCAATATTGCCTGCCTCTTCTGCTTGTCCTTCTGCGTCTTTACCAGTACCATCACCGCCTGTCCCTGTACCATCGTTTATACCAAGTTCGGGTTCGATATATGAATATTTTCTTAACCATTCATCGCCCCATTGGTCTGGAAATTGATTACCACCAAATGTAGGTCTAAATTCATGAAAAGTAGACGCCGCTGGAAATTTAACTAATGAAAGTGTTTGGCTAAACTGTCCTCCACTAAATTGATGAGTGATTTCATTAACCATGAAAACCATTGTTTCTAATCTTGACTTTTTTATACCATCACTGTTTGATGCGTCTTGGCCTACTCTATCTGCATCATTTAAGAATACGCCTTCTGCTTTATCTACTACAACGATAACAAAGTTATTACCATTGATTAGTGCAGTATGCATTTTTAATGAATCAGATGAATTGTTTTTACCGAAGTTCCCCTTTTCAACTTCTATTGGAAGGAAAGATTCTAACCAATAAGGATCACCTTTAATGGTCATTGTAGCATTCATCATGCTTATGTTGGCATATTTTCCTTCATAATATTTTTCTTTTGCAAGTTCTAATGCTTCTCTATTTGAATTTTTTATTACATCTAATTTAGTTGGATTTTGTAATATTGGTTTAACAACTCTATCAAAGTTTACAGGATTTTCTACCAGCGTTTTCATTAAGTCGTTAAATTGTTCTAGACTTAATTTTTTTATCATTTCTTTATCAAGTTCTTCAATCAGTAATATATCTTGTCCATCACCGCCCTCTGATAACAATCCTAAACTCTGCCAAGAATCTGCTATAGCAGACGTACTTTCTACTGCTTTTTTAGATAGCATATGCCCAAGTGCTTCTCTTGTAAGGTCATCATCTTCTCGTTGATTCGCTTCAAGTTCTGTTAACGCTTGATTGGTTGCTAACTTGGCATCTCTTACCGCATTATTCAATGCACCAAAATTTCTTCTGGTTTCACCTTTAAATATATCGTTAAATATTTCGTATGCCGCAGAACCGCCTCTTGTGTTTGCTTCATCATTTTGTAAAGCGTCACGTAATCTATTGACATCACCTAATTCTATTAATGCTTCAATATAGTTTCTGTCTTCACCATAGGTGTCATTAAGTCCAGACGCTCTAACTTTTTCTCTAAATCGATTTACAATATCTTCATTTAAATTATCTAATTCTGATATTAGTTTTTCTGAAACTTCTTCTTTCTTTTTAAATTCTTTATTAAGAACATCTGCTTCTGCTTCTAATTCTGTTAATTTTTGTTGGGCTTTTTCATCTATAAGTTTTCTATAATCTCCTATAGATTTAAGAAAACTATTTGCCATATAAGCATCGCTAGGTTTAGAATAAACTTTTTGTAACTGCTGTCGTAAGTTTATTGAAAAGTCCATAATTTGGTCATTCAACCCTGTGTAAGTATGATAATATCTTTTGTTACATCTTCCTGTTAAAAATACTTCTTTTAATATTTTTGCAGTTGCACCGACAATTTGTGCATTGTTAATTTGATTTTGAGGCAAGATGTTTCTGTGACAAGATATATGATATGTAACAATATAAGAAGTTGTGCCAGTTAAAATATTAAATCCATTTGGCTTAGGTTCACCATGAGGTTTAATATAAAAAATATCACTCATCGTATCTTTGGAATCAGTTAATTCTTCTTTGATTTGTTTTGCATTTAAAATTATACTTGTCACACAATCATAAATGCCTGTACCTGGTTGAACAACACCTTGCTGTTGACCTATTTTTATTGCATCTGTTTTTTCAGTTTCATTACTAGCAGAAGACATGTTAGGATTGTTTGGGTCCTTCATTTCTGCTTGTGCATATTTCTGTTTGAAATCATCATCCATAACAAACTTAAATTCATTACGGAAGTCTGAATCACCGATTACAGCATTTTTCAATATGTTTTCATTTAGCTTATTAAAGAATTCTTCAAGTGTTTCTCCAAGTGTATTTTTTACATCAAAGTTAAAATTACTTTCAGCTTGTGCTATTGTTGCCAATGAAACTATTTCGTCATTTACAATAGTACCTGTAAGTCCTGTAGCAGTTCCCCTTGCATCTGTAGTTGTATCTAAATCTCTAAAATTGTTTATCTTAAAAGGTAGAACTTTTGTAGCAGGTAATTTTTTTACGTTATTGTTTTCATCGTAACCAATAAAGTTTATTTTCATAAAGAAAACTGCATTTTGTATATTTGGATAGCCACATAGTATAACGGTATTATTCAGCATATCGGGTAAAGAAGTTCCGCCAACTTGTGTTATAGAAAATGAAAGTGTAGTGGCAGTTCCTGCCATTCTACTAACACTGTTTGCACCATACCCTCTACCATCAACAACTAAATCATGTATATTCAATTCTGTACTCACACCGGTTTTTGCAATCGTTACTTTTTGTGCAGACGCCGGAGGCCATGCATCATTTACAACATCCAAAAGTAAGTCAGGCGTGTTTTCGAATTTTCTATATTTTGCTTCTGCTTGTTTATTAACACAAAATAGTTCTAAATTATATGTATAACTTTGATACACATCTAGTTCATTATCCCAAAACAAATTTTTAGATTCCATTTGTTTTATAACTTGTGCTAGACTTGTAGCATTGTTTAAAATTTGATTTTTTGTTTCTACAGAATCTTCATAGTTTAATTTTTCTTCTCCTACAGGAACAGGGTCTTGGTCTGATTTTATCTGCGACAAAGCATCATCATCAGTTACTGGTACAACTTCTTCATCAACTGTACCATATGCCATACCCAATCCAGTACCAATACTATCAGAAAAATATTCTTCTGCTTCTGCTCCACCTTCCATACGTATCATTGCAGAAACCATCTTTTCTGCTAATTCAGGATTTGCACTTAAGTCTACTGGAGAATTTGGATCCACACCCATTCTTTCAGCAACAAAGTTTGTGTAATTGGATGTATTGTTTTCATTGGGAGGAGCCCAACGATTAATCATATCATTTACTGTTGTTAAGCCGTGCTTGTTTTGATAAGTCTCTAATGTTTTACCCATTGCACGAACACCATGTTCTGGTGTTGCATAGGTAACGAATCTTCCGTCATCGCCGGTTTTACCAACCCAAGCAGTTGAGTTAGATTCTATATTTCCTGGGTTATTATTTCTTGCACTTCTTACTGTCATTGTACTTACTTCATATCGTCTATTGATGCTTTGCTAGGTATTCTAATTCGAGTACCAACAGAAAAATCTCTTATAGGATCTTCTATAATGTCAGGGTTTCTTTTTGCAAAAATCCACCAATATTTTGAAGTGCCGTACAATTCATAGCTACACAAGTCTGGTCTCATGTCATAATGCTGTGGTACAGTATATAGTTCATCTAAAGGATCAAACTCCAGATAAACATTATTCATAATATCCAGTACTTTATTTTTTATTAACCCTGTTTTCTTCCAAGGAGATGTTGGATCATAAGACATTAAATATACCCCTTACTTTTTAAATTACCACTTAAGAAATCTCTCATTGTGAAGTTCTCTCTTACGTTCTTTGGAGAGTATGTTGTTGTTAAAGATAAAACAAATGTTTGTTGTACCGGAACTCTTTCGCCTGATGAAAGAGATATATAGTCAACATCTTGGTCTAAGTTCCATGTAAAATCACGAATCAATACCGGAACGTTTTCATATATGCCATGTGCATAAAAACGTAATACAGGCGGTGGGAGACCGGGATTTTGTTCGAACTTACCAAAGTTCATCTTTAAAGCGCCTCTAAAAAACTGACCCATTGCTAACACTGTTCTTGCTTCTTCCTCACTACGAATAATAATCGGAGCCGCCATGTTAAATTCAGTGTTTGATGCCATTTCAAATGCACGTTGTTGAAAATTAGAATGTGCCAAATCATACGAACTATAACCAGTTTGTGTGATAACACTGACCGTAGGAGTATAAGGAAACTGTACTCTTGTAAGTCCAGTTGCCGCCAACCTACCACTTGGGTCTGACATGTAAACCGGTTGTGGTTCAAGATATAAATTATCAGCCATTAAATTCTCCTTCTTTTGTGTATTTATCGTTATATAAAGTTCGTAGTTTAAAAAAGTTCATATTTCACTTGACAAGTGCATTCAAAATAGTATATAATAAAGTATTAATAGGAGCAAAACCATGGCACGTAGAGGTCAAAATTATTTAAACAACAAAGATATGCTTAAGGAAATCCATACCTCAAAGGGTAATTACACTTGGTATGAAGACCGAGAAGCATATCATCAATACGATATTATAGTTGATGGAACAAGCGAAATTCGTGACGCTATCCCTCAAGCACAACAAAACCGGGCAGATAGAATGCAAAAACTAGCCTGGGAACTAAACGAAGACAAAAAGAAAAGACAATCTGACTTTTTAGTTGATCCAGAATCAATCGATAAAAACAGTTTGATATTCAGAGTTATGACATTTGACCATATCCCTGATGAACCCGGAAGAAAGAACAATCCAAAGACAATAGCTGACCACAAAGTCAAGCTAAACTTTCCTCCATTCAAACATTATGTTTTAGACGGAAGAAAGTTCAGAGAAGTGGCTATTTCACATCATAACAAAAACAAAGAGTTTGATTTACAAGCTGGCAAAATCACAGCGAAACTTGCCAACATGTATATTAAACTAGTAGAGCGTTATTCTCAAAGAAGTAACTGGCGTGGTTACACATACATTGATGAAATGCGTGGACAAGCATTATTGCAACTTACACAAATTGGTTTACAATTTAACGAAGCAAAATCAGACAATCCATTTGCATATTACACCGCGGCAGTTAACAATTCATTTACACGTGTTTTAAACACTGAAAAGAAAAATCAAGGCATACGTGATGACCTATTAGAGAAATCAGGTCAGATGCCAAGTTGGACTAGACAGTTAGAACATGAAATGAAGTCTCAAGAAAGATGGCAGAAAGTAATTAAAACAAGAATTACAGACGACCAAATGCCAACAGAGACAATCAAAGAGATATACGCAGACAATGACTAATCTTTTCAACAAAGCGGCTTGGTTCACTGATATTCACTATGGTATGCGTAACAACGCAAAGTGGCATAATGAAGATTGTGACGAATTTATAGACTGGTTTATCGAAGAAGCCAAAGCAAAAGGTTGTGAAACCTGTATATTTGGTGGCGACTGGCATCATAATCGTGCTAGTTTGAATATTTCAACTATGAAGTATTCACTAGATGGACTCAGAAAACTAAACAACGCTTTTGATAAAGTTTATTTTATTTTAGGTAATCACGATTTATTTTATCGTGAAACACGTGATGTAAACTCAGTAGAGTTTGCAAAAGAACTACCTAACATTATTCTGATTGACAATGTACTCACTCAAGGTGATGTTACATTTGTCAGTTGGTTAGTTGGTGATGAGTGGAAAAAAATTCCGAAGATAAAATCAAAGTATATGTTTGGACACTTTGAACTCCCGACATTTAAACTTAATGCGATGGTTGAAATGCCGGATCATGGTGGTTTAAAAAGTGAAATGTTCAAACATCAAGACTATGTGTTTTCAGGACATTTTCATCATCGACAAATAAAAGGCAACGTGATATATACGGGCAATGCATTCCCACACAACTTTTCAGATTCATGGGACGATGAACGAGGTTGGATGTTTTTAGAGTGGGATAAAGAACCCGAATTCTTTGCATGGCCCAATGCTCCTAAATACCGAAATGTCACGTTGTCTTCCTTACTTAAAAATCCCAGTGAAATTTTACTGCCAAAAACAAATGCAAGAATTTCACTAGATATTGATATATCATATGAAGAAGCAAACTTCATTAAAGATACCTTTATTGAAACTTATGACTTGCGAGACATAACGTTACAACAAATGAAAAATGCACAACACGAAGAAGATACTGGTGCTGAGATACATTTTGAAACGATTGATGAAATTGTTATCTCTCAGTTGAATTCTATTGACGATAACGGTAGCTTTAATAAAAAAGTACTCGTAGAACTATACCAGAATTTGTAATATGAAAACAGTTTTAATAACAGGAAACAGAGACTATGGGCTTTGTCAAGCGATATGTAATCTTTTTGATAGTATGGATAATATTAGCTATACTACTGTCAGTCGTAGCAATGGTTGGGCTTTAGAAAAAGCAGAAGAACAACAACGACTTGCTGAATATTTTGTAGAAAACAAATATGATATCTTTATAAACAATTCTGCATTGTGGAAATTTCATCAAATAATGATTGCTGAACAAGTCTACAATAAATGCAAAGATGCAGAACATTCTGCATACTTAATTCATATGGGTTCTACTGCCGATACAGGTGTTAAAGGTAGAACATGGAGATATCCAACAGAAAAGAAAGCATTAAGAGATTATAACAGAGATTTAACATACATGACAATGGGTGGTTCAAATATTAAAACTACTTGTGTGTCACCCGGAAGTTTAACAACCGCAAGTGTAATGAAAAAACATCCTGATAGAAAGCTAATCGATGTTGAGTATATTGCAGAAGTTATTTTATGGTTGATTAATCAACCAGATTATGTTAATATCAATGAAATCAGTTTAGATCCTATTCAAACAGGATCATTTGCAAGAGAGGTAAACGTTTGTTAAAGATTAAAAACATTACTATCCGAAACTTTATGAGTGTAGGGAACGTAACTCAAGCCGTAGATTTAGAACGAGACAATCTTACACTTGTTCTAGGTAATAACGTAGACTTGGGTGGTGACGGTTCCCGTAACGGTACTGGTAAGACCACTCTTATCAATGCTCTATCATATGGTTTATATGGAAATGCTCTTACAAACATCAGAAAAGATAATTTAATTAACAAGACAAATGCTAAAAACATGCTTGTTACGATTGACTTTGAATACAACGGAAGTCAATACAGAATTGAACGTGGTCGTAGACCAAACGTATTTCGTTTAATGCGAGACGGCATTGATTTAAATGACTCAGTAGACGAAGCACAAGGCGAAATGCGCCAAACTCAAACAGAAGTAGATTCTATCATAGGTATCTCTCATGCAATGTTCAAACATGTTGTTGCGTTAAACACATACACAGAACCGTTCTTGAGCATGAGAGCGAATGACCAACGTGAATTGATTGAAGAACTTTTGGGTATTACTGAATTGTCTCGTAAAGCAGAGGCACTTAAAGAAGTAATCAAAGAAACAAAAGACGAAATCAAAGACGAAGAATATAACCTCAAAGCGAAAGAAGATGCTAACTCACGTATCTTAAAAAGTATTACAGATATTGAACGTAGACAACGTATCTGGAAAGATAAACATGACAATGAATTACAAGAACTAGAAAATGGTTTCGATAGTCTTTCACATGTTGATATCAAGCAAGAAATTGCTAATCATCAATTACTAAACGAATATACTGAAAACAAATCTAAATTAGATAGTGCTAACAGTTGGATTGATAGCATTAGTGCAGATAATAAAAAATTAAACGACTTAGAAAAACGAGTTAGAAGTGATATAGAAAAGATTAAAGACCACAAATGCTTTGCATGTGGACAAGATATACACGATAACAAACAAGAAGAAATTCTAAGAGAGAAAGAAGATTTATTAGGTGAAACTCTAACACACCTTTTAGAAAATCAAAAGAAACTAGAAGAATACGAAAAAATAATTTCCGAAGTTGGAGAACTTAGTTCTCCGCCGAAAGTATTCTATGAAAATTTAAACGATGCTTATGAGCATCAAAATTCTGTAACAGTACTCAAGGAACAAATTGAAACTAAAAAGAAACAAGAAGATCCTTACACTGACCAGATTAAAGAAATGCGTGAAAGTTCACTTGAAGAACTAGACTATTCTAAAATGAATGCTCTAAACTCTTATCGTGAACATCAGGACTTCTTGATGAAACTGTTAACAAACAAAGACAGTTTTATTCGTAAAAAGATTATTGACCAGAACTTATCTTTCTTAAACACACGTTTAGAAAAGTATCTTGATAGATTAGGTTTACCTCATGAAGTTAAATTTATGAGTGACTTGTCTGTAGAAATTACAGAACTAGGTCGTGAACTTGACTTTGATAACTTATCTAGAGGTGAACGTAATAGACTTATTCTTGGTCTATCATGGGCATTCCGTGATATATTCGAATCTTTATACTCAACTATTAATGTCTTATTTGTTGATGAACTTATTGATAGTGGTATGGATACAAATGGTGTAGAGGCTTCTCTTGCAGTATTAAAGAAAATGCAACGTGAAAGAGGTCGTTCTATATTCTTAGTTTCGCATAGAGATGAATTGTATGGTCGTGTAACCAACGTTCTTAATGTGATTAAAGAAAATGGGTTTACATCATTCTCACAAGAAGATGAACTTGATATAGAAGAAACGAAAGGATAAAATATGACTGAATTTAAAATGGTACGCAAACCACATAAAATGGTAGAATGGCTTGAAGGTGAATGCACTGACTGGGCAGATGGTATAATTAAAGAACATTTTCAAGTTGAAGATACTGACACATTAAGTAAAGAACAAATTGAAGAAGTTATCGCAGAATGGGAATTGTTAACCGATAGCCCAAGTTATGATTTCTTAGGATTAGGTTTTAGAAATATTATTAGTTCCTGGGAAAATGAAAATGATGAATATTTAATTTAAAAAAAGTTAAAAAAAGTGTTGACTTTCCATTCAGTATTTGTTATTATTAAAGTATTAAAGATGTCAAGTGTCTCCTCTCAACCTCTCTCATCTAGCTAGGCATCTTTAGTTTCTCAACACAGAGAGCAACACAAACCCGGCACTTCTGTGTCGGGTTTTTTATTAAGAAAGAACCTGATATGATTAATCCAATCGATAGAAACAAACAAAAAGAACTAGAAAAGCAAAAACTAAATAAACAGATAAAAGAATACTTAAACAAAGGTGGAAAGATTTCTGTCATGCCAACAGGTGCAATTACAGATGAAGGTCAAATGAATTACAAATTCAGACGTGGAAAGAAAAAGAAGCCAACTAATGATAAAACGTAAATTACTAAATGGAAAAGAAGCACAAGAGTTAGAATGTGCCATTACGTTAAAAGTTTACACAAAATGTCCTAACAAATATAAACTTATCGATATGGAAACAGGCGAAGAATATATCGGTAACGTATCAGAAGATTCTCATTGGACTAAAGTAAAGAGTAGCAGTGATGAAACCAAACACAAATTTTAAATTAACAGTAAGAGATATAGAAGTTATTGAACAGGCGTTACGTGCCAAAGCAGGTAGACGCGGACTAGCAATAGCCGAAGGTGAAACAAGTGAAAAGCTAAGAGAAGAAATGCGTGAAATACAAAATCTATTAGGTCGCATTCATTCTCAAAAAAACTTCTTTCGCCCTAAAAATAATTATGTAGGAGGTTAACTTAACTCAGTTGTTAAGTTTTTAATACCTTTCCATAAATACTTAGATGAAAGTGTTTATGGTTATTATTTTTATATTAGCAAATGGTCAAGAAATGGTCCCTAATCAGGGAGCGTTTGTGCCTAGACCTTTTGACACCATGGAACAATGTGAACGTGTACGAATAGCCGCTATAGAATATATAGAATGGGCTATTGAGACAGGACAAATACCAACTTATTATACAGGCTATAAAGTTGCTTGTAAGGATAACACCGGAGAATAACATGATTCAGTGGCATAAAAAACAAACTGAAAAATGGCAAAAGAAATTTAATGTAGACGCATATGGTCTTTCGTGGATAGCTTTCACAAAAGGTTTGATTATGGGTTTATTGATTATGTCGTTTTTTATCTAACGCCAAGGGGCGTCAATACCGCTAACACAGTGATACTCAAATCGTTCAGTGTTATACTCCCAGAATTCATCTGTACTTAGAAATATCCAAGTACCGTATTTCTCTGAATTGTATTTCACATGAATAGGACATCTCCACCCTTTACCGACAAGATGTTCTTGGAATGCTACATAAGTTCCCTTACGATTGAATTTCATAAAAAGAATGTTAACATCGCCGTTCTCGGCAATATCCATGGTTTGATTAATCCATCCCTCTAAAAGAGGAATTTTTTTATTATATAAAAAATGATGAAAAGGGAAATCAGCATAACTCTTGCATTCACAGTTAAAGTATTTCCAGTTATCAGGAGGTATAATATCTCCTTTAAATCCTCGTACCTGTCCTTCGCTTAAGTTAGATGCTCTGTGGAAATTACTACCACCTATATATGCACCACTATTTGGTACACGCACAAAACTACCATTATATTTTTCACTTAAGAATTTTGCTAGTTCTCTTTCATAAGAACTACCTTTTGCTTTACTTTTACTTGGCATATTATATCTTCCACTATAAAAGGTCTAAAGACCTAATCCCTTTTAATTCTCATTCGTTTCACTCATTCGAATTAATTCGGTATTTGTTTTTATATTATATATTAATTTTAATCATATGTCAATAGTATGGGATCTCTGTCCCGTGAAGAAGCCATAATTGCCCTGTTGCCAGGACAATTAAAAAATGGCTGTACAGAAAATTCTTGTCTTATCTGTCCCTTGCTCATCGCCTCTATGTCTAAGTTAGTCGCTAGTTACGACGGAGTCGGTTGGCGATCCCTCCTTAACTTAGTATTGCGTCTTTCGACCCAACGGCACTTTTTATAATCCACATAGATAGAAACTATAAAAAGCAGATAGTGTTATAAAAACCTATCATCGGTAATATTATTACTAGTCAACCATGTCCTTCGGGGACCATGGCTGTTTTATGATTATGAATACTCTTTGTGGTTAACGAGAAGAATGTCAGAATTCATCCTGACTAGTCCGACGGCAAACACTACGTTTGCAATCTCAATCCCGTGTCGGCAACCCGACAAACGATTCCACTATGTATGCTGAGATATTAGTCATTCTCTTTTCCTTTTTCGCCGAGTTAGATATTAGATTTTATTAGTTGTATTAGTTATAGTATTGGCATTCCTGCCTTTTTACTCATTTCAAAATTTTTCTCAACTATTTCGTTAAGATGCTTAATATGAGTCACTGGCATATCATGAAGTTCTGAGATAGAAACCCCACCTCTCATATACCAGCTTAATTGTAACAGATTCTTATGCGTGTTGTCAAGACTTTTTTCAAACTTTTTTTGTCTTTCTATAATATCTTTCTGGCTGGCGGTTGCTAACCAGCTTTGGAAAAATTTACAGGGTTCAATTCTAAGTTTACTGTCTCTTTATTACCGCAATCTTCTTCCGGACAAACGAATTCAAACTTATTCACAGAGTCTGGTTTTTTAGTAATACTTTCTACTGCTTTGTTAATTTTATCAACAATGTTTGCAGGGATATTTGCTAAAAATTCAATAATTTGTTTACTATCAGAAATTTCGCCAGCTGGTGAAACTATTTTATCAATAGTTTCAGATAACAAGTCTACATTGTGAGTAGCTACACGTTTGAAACTTGCATAGAATCTTTTAGCAAGTTCAACCTCATCAGTATCGTTAACAGATTCAGTCTTGATATTTTTAAGAATCCTCTGTTCTTCTAATCTGATAAGGGCAACCCGTGTTACACTTTCTAGACTTGGTGGTCTTACATGAATTTCTAAATCTTCATAAATTATTGGATCTATTTTTTCAATGTTTGGAAACTGATTCAATAGATAGTTAATATCTATATTGAAGTCAGCAGTTTTTTCGCATTTAGAACATCTATGAGTGTGTGTTACTTCTTTTCCGTATGTAGCGTATTGAATAGCTAAAAATAGCGATTCAGCGTCTACGTTACATAAGTTTCTAGGATTAGGTATTGAAGGACAGCAACTTTTTATAACACCAATCATTGCTTCGCCATTAAGTAAAGCATCAGGGTTACGTAAAGCTATCTCATCAATCGCAGTCATAGGTAAAACACCCACCTCATCGATGATGGTTTGTTCGATTTCAGGATTAAAGTTACCTTTTGTAGGTAAGCTAATATATATTGCCGGCTTTCTAAAATATTTTAGTAGCGGATTTTCTTCCATTATTAATTCCTTGATTTGATAAATACACTTATATTATAAACTAAGTGGTTATATACGTATATTTAGACATATTATAAACTACGAAGTTAAACTTGTCAAGAGAGAAAATGCATGGCTGAAGGAAATGTTTATATAGACGGTATAGATCCATCGATCCCACAGTGGTCTACGGAAGCTACCCTACAACAAATAAAGAATATTCTATCAAAAGAGAATGCCCTCACTAGTAATGTATCTAAGCAATTAGACGGTGTTGCAAAAGGTGAAGCGGCCCAATTAGCTATGTTACGTCAAACTTTAGGCGAACAAGCAAAAACTAACAAAGCCACACAAGAATTAACAGATGCAGTCGAAAAAGGCACTGCACAAGAGATGCAAAGTGCTAGACAACAATCGGGAGTTATTAATAATATTAAAAGCTATTTGATGGATAGTTTAAGAAATGACGAACTACAGATAAAAAGACAAGAATTACAAAATAATAAATTAATAGAAGCCCTTGAGAAAAAATATGTATCTGAAGGTATGGATAAAGACGAAGCCCAACTTTTAGCCAAAATGGAAGGTGCAAGAAAACATGCAGAAACAGTAGGGGCTGATGGAGGCCTAGTTCAAGGATTTTCTGATGCTCTTAATAAACTGGGTCAAATTGGCGTGGCGGCTGAAGGAATTAATGCATTTGTAGGAGCAGGGTTTGAAGATAGATTCAATTTAGCAAATGAAATTAGACAGTCAGGTTTAATGGCTGGATTTGATACTGTACAAGCAGGCATGTTAAACATGGCTGATATGGTTAACAAAACAGGATTTACATTTGGTCAAGCGGCTGAATTCACACAGAAGTTTGCATTTGCAGTAGGACAACGTGGTGTCCAAGCATCATTAGAATTTGCAGATTCTATGGCAAGACCGGCAACTGAATATGAAGCAGGTGCGGATATGATGCGTAGATTTGGTATGGACTTTGCCCAAGTTGCAAATATGTCAGGTATCTACTTAGAGTCATTACAAAATGCAAACATGTTGGGTAAACTAAACGACCAACAAATGCGTGACGGTATGGATAACTTTATGGAAGGTGTACAGTCTACATCTAACATATTAAAAGTATCATTAGAAGAAGCGGCTCAAATGATTTCTCAAAGAATGGGCAGAGATGACGTAACTGCTATGTTGGCATTGATGGACCCAGAACAAAGAACCCAAGCACAAATGGGAATTCAAAATATTGGAATAAGCAATGATAGTACATTAGCAGAAGCACTAATAAAAAGAATTTCAGCAGGCAGTGATACCGATTTTGCACGTGATGACATATTCAAAGAGTTAATGAGTACTGGTATATCTTCACAACTTGTTCCAATCATTAATGAAATTGGAGGACTTATTGAGTCAGGTGCTAGTGCAGAAGAAATACAAGATAGAATAGCAGGACTAGGTATAGACTTCGAAAATATAATTGCAAATGCAACAGATTCGGATAAAGCATTGATACAACAAAGTGATTTTCTACAAAAGCTGATTGCTGATTTTAGTAGAATGGCAGACAATGTTCAAGATGCAAATAAAGGTGATATCGCAGAAACATCAACAGAAAAAGTGCTAAGTGATGCAGATACGTCAGTTGTTGGCGCACAAGAAATTGTTCGTGAAGCTACAGTAACTATTGAAGGATTAATGAATACACAAATGCAGGCATTTAAAGACGTACAAGAAAAGTTAAACGTAGCAAATGATAATGCTATTGATTCAATGGAAACTTTAGGAACAAATTCTGCAGGTTTTGCCGCACTTATGGTTACAGCCGCAGGTGAAGTACAAGTACAGGCAAGAAACATTGGAAACGCATTTTTAGATGCCACTGGTGCCGCAACAGGATTTTTTGATAAAATTGTTAAAAAGTTTAATGAAGTCACAGGACTTGACGAAACCAGTGTTGGTAAAAAAATGATTGAGGCAACAGACGGTACTCTTACAGATGGTGGGGAACAATTAGAAACAAATAAAGTCGAAGAACGAGCAGAATCAAAAGCAATGGTAAGCGGAAGAGAAACGCTAGATGATAGTACATATTTTAGGTTCTTTGATAATGATGCCGAAGATATGTTTGACGAAATAATGTCAGCATTGACAACTGCTAATCCGGGTGATATGAGTTCACAAGCAAATGACTTGGCAAAATTGTTAGGTTTTAATGATTTTAATAATACGTTTGATATGAACCAAGAGTCATTTGTAGCCGCAATAGAGGCGATTAAAGAAACAGATGCGGCACAAGGAGCAGAAGCGGCAGATAGGTTGCAAAAACTTGTTGAAGCTATTGGATTATTAGACGGTGAATATAAAAATAGATTCTTTAGAAGTGACGAAACGACAGCTAATATGAATACAGAAAATGCACAAGATAGAGGAAAACTAGAAAAGAAGATAGAAGATTTAATAGATGCATTAAGGAATCCTCAATAATGAGGTTGACAACGTATCACAGGTATGATACTATTATAGTTAAGGACTAAAAAATGAGTTGGAAAAAATATTTTAAAACATATGACGGGATGCCAGAAAAGATGCCTGCATCAACAGGCGCTGGTGTATCGGCAGATGCGGACACAAAACGATATAGCAGTTGGCTACCTGAGGTTTATCAAGGTCAACCAAATCGTGTACAACGATATGGGCAATATGACCAGATGGATCTTGATTCGGAAGTTAACACTGCACTAGATACTATTGCGGAATTTTCTACGTTAAAAAATGAGTACACTAAGTTACCATTTCATATAGAATATAACGAAGAAGCAAGTGATACAGAAAACGACATTGTTCAAAAGTCATTAAAACAGTGGTGCAACATGAATGAAATGCACAAACGTATGTTTAGACTTTTTAGGAACTCTGTTAAGTACGGCGACCAAGTATTTGTTCGTGACCCAGAAACATTCAAACTGTTTTGGGTTGACCCTGCAAAAATTGAAAAAGTTATTGTTAACGAAGGCAAAGGCAAAAAGATTGAAGCATACTATATTAAAGACATGGATGTTAATCTACAAAGTCTTAACATTACCGCAGACGAAAATAAACTCTTACACTCATCAGCTGGATTCCCATCTAGTCCTAACGTAAATGCAAATACAACTCAGGGATATGCGGCTGGTTCTGTAGGAGGAACAAGATATGTATCAGAACAAACATCAACACCAGTTGATGCAAAACATGTTGTTCATATTTCATTAAGTGAAGGTATCGATGGCTTCTGGCCTTTTGGTAACTCAATTCTTGAACCAGTATTCAAAGTTTATAAACAAAAAGAATTACTTGAAGATGCAATCTTGATTTATCGTGTTCAAAGAGCACCAGAACGTAGAGTATTCTATATTGATGTTGGTAACATGCCAACGCACAAAGCACGTGCCCACTTAGAACGTATCAAAAATGATATTCATCAAAGACGTATTCCTTCAAAAACAGGCGGTGGACAGAACATCGTTGATAGTGCGTATAATCCACTATCTATTATGGAAGATTACTTCTTTGCTCAGACGGCTGAAGGTCGTGGTTCTAAAGTTGAGACACTACCAGGTGGTGAGAACTTAGGACAGATTGATGATTTAAAATACTTCAATGATAAGATGATGCGTGGACTTAGAGTCCCACCAAGCTATCTAGGTAGCTTAGACAGTGACGGTAATGGCTACAATGATGGTCGTGTAGGTACTGCATTCATTCAAGAATTTAGATTTACTAAATTCTGTGAAAGATTACAATCATTAGTAGTTGAAGACTTGGATAGAGAATTTAAAATGTTCTTGAAACACCGAGGTGTGGTTATTGAAAGTTCTTTATTTGATTTGAAATTCAATACTCCACAAAACTTTGGTAAGTATCGTCAAGCAGAAGTAGACCAAGTAATGATGAACGTATTTACTGCAATCGAAGGTGCAGATTATGTGAGCAAACGTTTTGCAATGAAACGTTTCTTAGGCTTATCTGATGAAGAAATCTTAGAAAATGAAAAACTATGGGCAGAAGAAAAAGGCACTGGTGATCCTGAAGGCCAAGATGGTCTTAAATCAGTAGGTGCAAGTGTCCCTGGTGGCGATTTCGAAGGTGGCGGTGACGCAGACTTTGATGAAACTGATGTAGACGATACAGAAGATGGTTCACCAATTAGTGGTGCAGAAAACGCCGAAGCCACTGATTCTGACGAACAAGTATAAATACATATAGTTAGAAATTGGAGTTCTAAGATGAAATATTCAGATATTAAGGAAAACTATTCTCCTGACAGGGATAAACACAATAGTATAGAATTAGATGATACTAGAAAGAATCGTCTAACACTTTCGCACCTTAATGATTTAAGAAAGATTAGAGCATACAGAAAACTTAGAAATGATGAGAAAAAGTCTCAACTAAAGCAACAATACGGTGCTTCTAACGATTCTGAACAGCCTGAACTATAATATTTCATCTAAAAACCGTCAAATTTCTTACATTAAAGTACGCATATAAAACTTATAAGCGATACTCTAAATAACTTATGATCCTGAATGGCTTAAAAATTAGCCATTTTTGCACATTTCCGCAATAAACCCCAAAAACCTCTATAAATACATTTGAAACAATAGAAGTGTTTCTACAACATTGCCACATTCATAACTTTGTGGTTTATTAGCCACAATTTGTGGCGTTTTAGATAAGGAGACTAATTATGTCAAGAAGTACACTAGAAAACGTACTAGAACTTCTTATCAACGAGGAGCGTGATGCGGCGGAAGCCATGTTACATGACTTCATCGTAGCTGAGGCCCGTAGAATCCATGAAGAACTTCTAAACGAAAGTGACGAAGTTGTAGAAGAAGATTTGGAAGATATAGACGAGTCTGAGGACGAAACCGTTGAGGAAGCATCAATCGAAGCGCCTGAAACAAGTGAAATTGAATCAGACGAAGCAGAGATTGAGAATGAAGAATTCTATGACGAAGACGAAAAATCAGAAGACGAAGCAGTTGATGACCTAGAAATGGGTGACGCAGAGGCTCCGGAAGAAGATATTGAGGATCGTGTAGATGACCTAGAATCAAATCTAGCGGATCTGGAAGCAGAGTTCGAAAAAATTATGTCAGGTGAAAAAGATGACATGGAAGATGAAGCCGATGAAGAAGAGGCAGAAATGGACATGGAATCAGTTGAAGCTGATGAACCAACATTCGAAGAAACATCAGAAGTAGAAGAATCATCAGAAGAAGCTACAGAAGATAAAGTAGAAGAAGGTTCAGAAGATGACTTAGAACTTGATTTAGATGAATCAGATGATGATGCAGAAGATGAAGCAAAATTAGATGAATACAAAACACCAGTTACTGCAAAAGCAGGCGACAACGGTGACAGTGTATCATCTACTGTAAATGCTAATCCAAAGCGTCCAGGTGATGATTCAAATGCGGCGCCAGTAAAAACACATGATGGTAACACATCAGGTGGCAAAGGCGATGCACCTAAAGATATGAATACAAAAAATGTAAACGTATCAGGAAACAGTAAAGCACCAGCAATGAAGCCAGAATCGGCATCTGCAGGTGATGATGGGGCTAACACCAAGTCAGTTTCATCTTAAGAAATACTTTTGGAGATAACCAATGACCGTTCTTATAGAAAGGCTATCACATAAACAAGCGGCAGTTAAGTCACGTATAGTGGAAGGTGATGACGGCGGAAAAAATATGTTCATGGAAGGCATTTTCGTTCAAGGTAACGTTAAAAATGCTAACCAACGTGTTTATCCGGTCAGAGAAATTGCGAAAGCAGTTGAATCCGTACAAGATAAAATCGACCAAGGTTTTCCTGTACTAGGAGAATGTGACCATCCGCCAGAACTAACAGTAAACGTTGACAGAGTTTCGCATATTATTGAATCTATGTGGATGGATGGGCCTAATGGTTATGGTAAACTTAAAATTGTACCGACTCCAATGGGTAACATTATCAGAACATTAATCGAATCAGGCGCTACATTAGGTGTCTCATCTCGTGGTTCTGGAGAAGTTAACCCAAGCGGTGAGGTAAGCAATTTTGAGATTGTCACTGTAGACATCGTAGCACAACCAAGTGCTCCCGAAGCCTACCCTAAGGCAATCTACGAAGGTTTAATGAACATGCGTGGTGGTTACCAAACTTGGCAACTAGCACAAAACGTTCAAACAGACAAGGTCGCTCAAAAGTACTTGTCAGAACAAATAATTAAGTTCATTAAAGAACTTAAACTTTAACAGGAGAAGCAACAATGGCAACAGAAATCCTTGCAAATCTGCTAGAGTCCGGTGTACTATCCGAAGAGGCTGGCGCACAAATTAAAGAGGCTTTAGACAAGAAATTATCAGAAGCAAGAGAGGAGATTACAGCCGAGTTGCGTGAGGAATTCGCACAAAAATTTGAACACGACAAATCAGTAATCGTTGGAGCAATGGACAACATGCTAAACAACGCAATTAAAACTGAAATGGAAGAGTTCAAGTCTGACCGCGAATCTCTAATCGCAGAACGAGTTGCATATAAGAAAGCAATTTCTGAACATGCAAAACTCCTTGAAAAATTCATTACTTCTCGTTTGGCGACCGAAGTTAAGGAACTTAGAAGTGATAGAGCAAAAGTTAACGAAAATCTTGAAAATACTAAGAAATTCGTTGTCAAGCAACTATCACGTGAACTAGCTGAGTTCCATAATGATAAACGTGAGTTAGTTAACACTAAAGTACGTTTAGTAGCAGAAGGTAAAGAACTACTTAACAAGACTAAAGATAGCTTTATCAAACGTTCAGCGGAATTAGTAGAGAACACAATTAAAAATTCTCTACGTTCAGAAATGAAAACGTTAAAAGAAGATATTCAATCGGCTAAAGAAAACGAATTTGGTCGTAAGGTATTTGAAGCGTTCTCAGGCGAATTCATGACTTCACATTTAAATGAAGGCACAGAAGTTGCTAAAGTGAACAAGAAGCTAGACGAATCAGCTACTAAGGTTGAAGAACTTGAAAAAGTAATCGCTGATAAAGATGCAGACATTGAAGGCGCTAAGAAGGCACAACGTATTCTAGAAGACAAGATGAACCGTAAAGAGGTTATGTCAGGTCTACTAGCACCGTTAGGCAAAGAAAAAGCAACAGTAATGTCTGATTTATTAGAGTCAGTAAAAACTTCAAATCTAAAATCTGCTTTCAAGAAGTATCTACCGGCAGTATTAGATGAGAAAAACGTTTCAACGAAAGAAGAAACAAAAACATTAACAGAAGGCAAAGTGACTGAACATACTGGTGACCGTGAGGTAGTAACGGAAGAATCACAGTCGTCAGGAAGCGATGCCGAAATAATTCAGCTTAAGAAATTAGCTGGATTGAAATAAACCAGGATAATTATCAGGAGAACAAAAGATGGAAAATCTTTTTGAAGGAAATAACTGGGACTCAACACGTGATGCTCTTTTAGAAGGTCTAGAAGGCACAAAACGTGACACAATGTCCGCAGTTTTAGAAAACACTAAAGTAGCACTTAATGAAAGTGCAACTGCTGGTGCAACACAGGCTGGTAACATCGCAACACTTAACAAAGTGATCCTACCAGTTATCCGTCGTGTAATGCCAACAGTAATCGCAAACGAAATCATTGGTGTACAACCAATGACAGGTCCAGTAGGCCAAATTCACACATTAAGAGTTCGTTACGCAGAAGCAAAAGCTGGCGTGGCGGCAGGTGATGAAGCATTAAGCCCATTTGAAATTGCTAACGCATATTCAGGTGACGCATCAGCGGCTCCGGCGGCAACTGCATCACTAGAAGGTGAAGCGGGTTCAAAAATGTCAATTCAGGTCCTAAAACAGACTGTAGAAGCTAAAACAAGAAAGCTATCTGCACGTTGGACTTTTGAAGCGGCACAGGACGCTAACTCAATGCACGGTTTAGATATCGAAGCTGAAATCATGGCGGCATTAGCAATGGAAATCACTGCTGAAATCGACCAAGAAATCTTAGGCTCACTATCTGCACTTGCAACAACAGGTGGCACATATGACATGTCAGCATCTTTCACAGGTACACCAACGTTTATCGGTGACAGACATGCCGTTCTTGCGACATTAATCAACCAACAAGCTAACCTAGTAGCACAGCGTACAAGACGTGGCGCGGCTAACTGGGCTGTGCTTTCACCATCAGCATTAACAGTTCTACAGTCTGCTACAACATCAGCATTCGCTAGAACAACTGAAGGTACTTTTGAAGCACCAACTAACACTAAATTCGTAGGTACACTAAACGGTACAATGCGTGTATATGTTAACACATATGCGGCAAACGATGATGTATTACTTGGTTACAAAGGTGCAGGCGAAATCGATGCGGCGGCATTCTATTGTCCGTACGTACCGCTAATGTCATCAGGTGTTGTTGTTGATCCGGCTTCTTTTGAGCCAGTAGTTTCATTCATGACTCGTTACGGGTATGTGGAACTAACAAACACAGCGTCATCTCTAGGTAACGCGGCTGACTACGTATCTAAAATCGCAGTTAGCAATCTAGCTTTCGTATAATCTTAGATTATACTTTAGATATATTAAAACCCGGGAGCAATCCCGGGTTTTTTTATTTGCCCATTTCCTCTAAAACTGATAAATACTATTAATAAATCAATCTTTGAGAGAGAAACACGATGGCAGAACAAATCAAATTTGGTGACAGACTATTCTTAAAAGGTGCAAAAGTATTTCTTGATAGTGGTCCAACAGACAACGCTATTTTAGAAACAAGAAGTGGCACAGTCGAAATCGCAGGCAACCTTGTAGTACAAGGTTCAACAACCACAGTTAATTCAGAAACAGTTTCAGTTGCAGACCCGTTTATGTTATTAAACGGAGACCTCACAGGTGCGGCATCAGAAGATGTAGGTATTGAAATAAACAGAGGTACAGACGATAATAAAAAATTTGGTTGGGTTGAAACATCAGGAAATTGGTCTACTTTTGGTGAAGACTTGTCAATTGGTGCAATGACAGGCACTGATATTACTTTGACTGGTGCTCTAGTAGGTGATGTTGACTCAGAGAATGGTATTAAAATTATAGATATTACTGGTGATGGCACTGTAGATATTAATGGCGGAAATATTGATGCTACTGTAATTGGTGCTACTACACCATTACAAGCAACGTTTACAGATGCTACAGTTACTGGAGATTTAGATGTTCGTGGTTCTTTTTTAACTATAACAACTGACGAACTAACAGAAGGTTTAACAAATAAATATTTTTCAAACGATAGAGCAAGACAGGCTATTTCAGTTGCGGGAGGCGGAAGTCTTACATACGATAATGCAACTGGTATCATTTCATTTACAGGACAATATTATTCAGATGCAGACGCAAGACAGGCTATTAGTGTTGTAGGAAATGAAATTGCTTATGACAATGGCACAGGTGTTATCAGTTATGATGCACCAACAGACTTTGGTTTATTAACAGATCCAAATGTTATATCAGGTTCAACAGGCGGTTCAGCAGGTTCAAGTGTTCCAACAAACGTTGGTTCTTTCTTAAATGATGCAGGATACCTTATTAACGTAGTTGAAGATACTACTCCTGCATTAGGCGGTGATTTAGATATAAACAATTTTAAGATTTATACTACAGAAAATGACAACTACATTAAAGTAAATTATGATTTAGCAAGTGATGGATCTCATGGTATGGCTTTTAACGCTGTATCAAACATGAACTTTTTTGTTGACCCTAATAATGCAGGATCAACATCATACTTTGGATTCTATGCAAAGAAAAATCCAGACACACATACTATAAACCAATCAAATTCTATATTTAATATCAATCAAAATGGTGATGTTAGAATTACAGGTAATATTCTTGGTGCAACTACTGATAATCTAGTTGAAGGCAGTAATAATCACTATTATTCAGACAATAGAGTAAAAACATATCTTGCAAATCAAACAGGCGGTATGTGGCCATCACAAGATAACACATATGATATAGGTTCTCCAAATTATCAATGGAAAACAATATATGGTCATACAGTAGAGGCAACATATGCTGATTTGGCTGAAAGATATGAAACAGATGCAGAATATGAGCCTGGAACAGTAGTTATATTTGGTGGGGAAAAAGAAATAACAACGACAGATGTAAATACAGATTATAGAGTAGCTGGTGTTATATCTACAGATCCGGGATTAAAGTTAAATTCATCAGCAGGTGATGATAAAACACATCCTTATCTGGCTTTACGTGGTAGAGTACCGTGTAAAGTTATTGGACCAGTAGCAAAAGGCGACTTATTAGTTACTTCTGATACTCCGGGTTATGCAAGAAGTGTAGGCGGTAATTTGACTACAGCAGGCTCGGTTTTTGCAAAATCTTTGACACAAGACATGTCTGAAGGTGCAAAAGTTATTGAAGTTGTAATTATCTAAAAATTAAATACAAACATAGTCTAAACAGAGAAATACGATAAATAACACTAGATTATGCTGTTACAGATACGGCATAGTTTATAAATGAAATCGATTTTTTTATAGACGGGAGAAAATACAATGGCGGCATATGCAATCCAATTCCGTCGTGGCACAACGACACAACATTCATCATTTACTGGCCTACTTGGTGAAGTTACAGTCGATACAGACAAGAAAACTCTTGTAGTACACGATGGTTCAACAACTGGTGGTTACCCTCTAATGAGAGAAGGTGCTTCGGCAACTTCATCTACAGGTTCATTCTCATCGAATGTTACAATAGGCGGTACACTAGCAGTTACTAATGCGGCAACACTTTCAGGTGGTGCGGCAATTACTGGTGACCTAGACATGACAGGTCACATTATTCCAGCGGCTAACATAACTTACGACTTAGGTTCATCCACAATGATGTGGCGTGATATCTACGTTGGTCCAGGTTCACTTTATGTGAATGGTAAAAAAGTTATTGACGATGACTCTGGAACAATTCAAATTTCAACAACACAAGACCAGAACTTAAAAGTTGCAACATCAGGAACAGGTACACTTCAAATACAATCAGCAAATGGTATCGCAATCGATGGTGAAATTAACACATCATCAGGTGATATTCAAGTTGGTGACCATATTGATATGAACTCAAACCTACTTAAAGAAGTTGCTACTCCAGTATCTGGCACAGACGCGGCTAACAAAAATTATGTTGATGGTGCAATCACAACAGGCATTGGTGCAGGTACGGCGGCTATCTCAGGTACGACATTAACTACATCAGGTAATGCGACTATCGGTGGTAACCTAACAGTTTCAGGTACTACAACAACAATTAATACATCACAAATCAATTTAGCAGACAATATTCTGCTTCTAAACTCAGATGCAACAGGTAATGCTACAGCTTCTGGTGGTATAGAAATTGAACGTGGTGATGACCTAAATGTTCAACTATTATGGGACGAATCAAATGACAGATGGTCAGTAGGTGCAGAAGACCTATACTCATCAGGTTCATTTATCGGTAACTTAACAGGTGATGTTACAGGTCAAGCAGATACAGTAGCGGCTCTAACAGGTCTTGATACAGATGACCTAACAGAAGGTACATCTAATCAATATCATACAACCCAAAGAGTTAGAGATGCAATCTCAGTATCAGGCGACTTAACTTACGACTCATCAACAGGTGTTATCTCAACACAAGGTCTAGCATCATCAGATACAGATGACCTAGCTGAAGGTTCAACAAACCTTTACTATACAAATGCTCGTTGGGATACAAGACTGGGAACTAAAGACACGGATGACCTAACAGAAGGTACTACAAATCTTTATTATACAGATGCAAGAGCGGATGCCAGAATTGCGGCGGCTGACTCAGATGATATATCTGAAGGTACAGCTAACTTGTTCTACACAGATACAAGAGTTAACACTTACTTAACAAATAACAGTTATGCAACACAGGCATATGTTACATCAGCAGTTCAAGGCAAAGATGCTTTATCAGAACTATCAGGTGACACAGATGATGTCACAGAAGGTTCAACAAATCTTTACTATACAAATGCAAGAGCAGATGCGAGAGTAGATGCAGGCTTTACAGCAAAAGATACAGATGACCTATCTGAAGGTTCAACAAATCTTTATTATACAACTGCACGTTGGGACACTAAGATGGCGGCGGCTGATACAGACGACCTATCAGAAGGCTCAACAAATCTATACTTCACAAATGAACGTGTAGATGACCGTATTGGTGCTATGATGACAGCAGGTACTGGTATCTCATTATCTTATGATGATGCGGCAGGTACTATGACTGTTACTAACACACAAACGGAAGTCAACGACTACGTAGATGGTGCAACATTCTCAGGCGGTACGCTAACTTTATCAGTTGGTACACAGTCAGATGTTACAGTATCACTAGACGGCCGTTATGCACAGTTAGGTAACACTTCTAAAAAACACACTCATGCGTATGAGACAACTGCACAAGACGAAACAGATAATACTGGTTCAAGCAAGTCAATCACATGGGCAACTTTAACTTCTGGTAAAATTTCTTTAGGCTCAGACGCCGTAGATTTTGCATCAGAAATAAATGATTCACCATATGCTGTTGTTTATATCAACAGAATTATGGCGAGACCAAATGAAGTAACAATTACTTCAACAGGCTTAACTTTTGCCTCAGACGTTCTTGCAGAAGACGATGAAGTAGAAGTAGTCTACATGGACGAGCAATAAAACTTAACAACGTAGGGGAGTTTATCTCCCCTACAGTTCAATTATGAACATGAGGTCATCTAAAGACCTTTCGATTTAAGGAGACAATGATGGGAAGAAAATTTAGACATAACGGTTCCACGAATACAAAAATTCAACGTGGTAAGCGTTATAAGTATGACAGTACTGGTAACATTGCAGAGATTACAGGTACAGTCGATATGACCACTGATGATATTATCTTCACTGGTACAAAATCAAATTTAAGACGTATTTCAGACCTAGAACGTAACGTATCTATTCTTGCATCGCAAGATAAAGGTGATGGTGGTGCAACAATCGCCAAAACTATGAGTGGTAAAATCAAATTCAAAAATCAAATTGAAGTTGATGGTACTGCTAATTTAGACGGCGGCGCCGATGTTGCAGGTACACTAGATGTACAAGCAGGTCTAACTCTTGGTTCAACTGCACAAGAAGTTGTACAAGACTTAATCGGTGGTATGGCTAACACAGGTCTATCATACGATGATGCAAATAATCAAATCAATGTTGATACGTCAACAATAGCGACAAAATCTTATGCAGACACGGCGGCAACAGATGCCGCGAATGCAGTAGTGGCGGCGGCACCTGGTTCATTAGATACACTAAACGAACTAGCGGCGGCTCTTGGCGATGATGCCAATTTTGCTACAACTACAGCAACAAACATTGCTACAAAGGCGGCACACGCAACTACTATTACTGCGGGTAACGGTCTTTCAGGCGGTGGTGACTTAAGTGCAGACAGAACAATCGCAATGGACGGTTCATATACTGGTGACTTTACAGTATCAGGTGATATCACTGCTAACGGTGGTGACATGACAGCAACACGTTTCAACGGTGAAGCAACAACGGCAAAATATGCCGACCTTGCAGAACGTTATGAAGCAGATGCAGAATACGATGAAGGTACAGTAATGATGTTTGGCGGTGAAAAAGAAGTAACAGCGGCAGAAGGTCACGGATGTGACAAACTAGCAGGTGTTGTTTCAATGAAACCAGCATATTTAATGAACGAAGGCGCAGGTGACAACGCATCTCACCCAGCAATCGCATTACAAGGTCGTGTTCCAGTTAAAGTAGTAGGCAAAGTTGCTAAAGGCGACATTATGGTTGCCGCAGACCACAAAGGTCATGCTACAGCATGGAAAGAAGACCATGATCCAAAAATGACAGCATATGTCGGTATCGCAATCAAAGATAAAATCGAAGAAGGCGAAGGCATGGTAGAAGTCAAAGTTGGCAAATAATCTTATCTAAAATTAAAAGAGAAGGGCGTCTATGGCGCCCTTTTTTTATGTGAAGAATTTCTTTAGTGTTTTAATGAGACTACTAGAGTTATCTTCTTTATAATTCTCATTAACCCATTCTGGGAACTTAGTAAACAATCTTTTCCATTGTTTCATTTCTGTATATAAATCTAAAACTTTTTTATGATATTCACTTCTATTAGAAAAGCCTAGTTCTTTTTTTAGATTGTTTATACGTGTTTTACATTCTTTTAAATCTTCTAAATCTCTATCTACTGCATTTATGATATTATCAAATGCATCTTTTTTAGAAAACTTTTCTACTAAGAACTTGTGGTGTTTATTTTTTGGTTTACCATCATATAAGAACATTATTTCTTGTAAATCATAGTATAATGCTTTTACAGGATTTATAGATTCTCTATATCTGCTAGTAACTTCTTTTATTTGAAATCTAGTATCGTCAGTTGCCAGACTTTCTAATATGCTTAATGCTATTATATTGATTTTTTGTCTGTTTGAAGTTATTTCTTTTTGAGATAGTTGTCTTACTTTCGTAATAGCAGTTTCTATAACTTTTACTGTATCACTGTTCTCGCCTTTTTTAAGGTACTCTAAATATCCAGGTGTGGCGGTATTGATGACCTTTTTAAGTTCTTCTGACATTTCTTTTGTCTTTAAAAACTCAATACAGTCACGTATAAATTTTTGTTTTTTAAAATCTATAATATCCACACGTGTCTCCCTACTGTATTTACTATTTTTGGAGACTAATTATAATGACGATATAATATCTCTAATAACTTTTAATTTGTTCTTTTTGAATAGTGTTCGGCGAGTGCCTGGGTGTAATGGTTTCGGAAAATATTCATGCTCTATCCAAGCATAACCACCACTCTCATGATTTAGTTTAGGAATGAATTCTTTCTTAACTACAATAACAAATGAGTAATAACTAAAGTCTTTGTTTCTGGAATGGTATTGGTCTAATGGATAAATCTTAATCACATCTTTTTTGATGTTAAGATTTAATTCTTCACAAACTTCTCTCAATAATCCTTGAGAAATATTTTCGTTTTCTTCAATTTTGCCTCCCCAAAATCCCCAATTTCTAGGGTGAGAGCCAAATTTATCTCTTTGTTGAAGTATTATTCTTTTTGTGTCTTTGGCAATTATACATGCGCCTGCGGCTTTAATCATTTCTCAAACTTTCTTTACTGTATGAGTTCTAGTCTCCAATAGCCTGCATCGTATATTCCTTGGAATGTATCTGACCATTCACCTTCTTCAAATTTGAATTGTTGACCAGTAAATGTATTTGATACATAAGCACGTAAATCATATGAACTTGCGTCAAATGATTTAACCCATGCTGTACCGTTATATTCAATAATATCATTCATATCAATATCTAATCCCCATACACTACTAGAAGTAGCGGATGTAAGAGAAAGATATCTTTGACCTACTGCTGGTTGTGGAATACCGTTGAAGCCTGGTTTTGCCTTATCGGCATCTATCACTCTGTCTACTGCGGTTACGGTGTTTGTAGGCAACGTATCTTTATCTACAGTGAACGATAGGAACTCAGGATTAGTAGTAGAACTTAATGTACCTATAACATCTGCATTAAGGTCATCAAGTCTACCGTGATATTTTAGTCTAAGTCTTGATATGCCATCATCTAAATTTCCATAATATTTTAAAACATCTTCCCATTTTATACCGTCTTCATAATTACCACTTCTTAGTGGTTGACATAAATAGTTTCCGTTGTTTTCTGTAATCTTTAGTGAAAAGTTTTCAGGTGTAACAATTACACTTGATTGTTTTTGTAAATCACTAAAGAATTCAAAAGCATCAGGATCATAATCTAATGTGTCTAAGTCAGTATAATTATATATGTTATGTATAATGTTTCTAATTACATTTTGTCTAGTAACTTGTGCTGGAGGATTAATCCAAATAGGTATTTGAAAGAACATAGTAGCAATATCTATTTGGTCTTCAATACCTGCAGGAATACCTCTACTTGACCATTGAATATCTGTTAGTTCTACAGTAGTAATCGTAGTCCAATCAACAGGATTATCATTGTGTTGTATCTCTAATGCTGGATTAAATAAAACTAATATTTGTTCCATTAATTGTAATTTCTGGTCTGTATTACTAGTCCAAACATCAACTTGCATGTTTAACAGATAAGGAACAGGCATAAGTCTTCTTACATTAAATCTATTACCTGGTTCATCAACATATTCTTGTGTAGTTTCATCAAATTTTCTTTCTGTGACTGCTACAGCATCATTAAAGAACGGTTCTTGTACTCTTGCTCTATCTGGTTGCAAACTTTGTATCCAACAACCTATAAATGGAGCAGAATTAACAATATTCTCAGAATTGCCTTTCATGATAGTAGCGGCCATTCTTGATATATCACCATATCTTGCTGGCACACGAATATAATAATCAGTTGTACCATCATTCATTTTCTTTCCTGTTTTTACACTGAACCCACTGAATATTCTAATAAATTGTAGAATATATCTTCTTATTTGTTCATCATAAAAATGGGATTGTTTTACCTGCGCCATATTAATCTACCTTTGGTTTCACTGCTTTTGATAAATTTACCTTACCAGTGATTGTTGTACCATCTTCAAGTTTAACGACACCATCATTATTAATAAATTGATGATGCAAGTGATGTCCAACTTCCCAACCACCGTCACTATCTTCAACTTTGTACCATTTATCATCTCTGTATTGGAATAATCTTGCAGGTTTGTAATCAGTACGTAAGAAGTATGTGTTCTCTGCTGGTTCATTTGGAAATTGTCTACCACTGGCAACTGTCGCCATGTCTATATCTTTTGGATGCTGTCCTTCTTGTGCATATTGAAGATTATTTGTTCTATAATCCCAATACTTTCCAGGAACATTTTCTTGAGCCTCTTCAACGATTGCATCATTGATTTGAAGTTCTTTATTGTAAGTAGACAAGATGTTTTTTAAATCATCTGCTTCTTCACCTGTTCCAAGAATATCTGAATACTCTTGTGTGTCTTGTAATTGTTTACAACGAACACGCCAGATATGTGGCCACCAACCTGGATCAAAGCCTTCTGCGGCCTTTGATGCATCTTGTACCACCCAATACTGATTTACAGCAGGAGCATCCTCGTCAAGTAATAAGTCGTCCCTCATATGAGGTAACTCAATTACATCACCAGTCATTAATTTTCTTCCCATCTTTTCTACCATATCATTTAGATGTAGTGTAAAAATTATTTGGTCGTTCCCTAAGAACATACCAAACTGAGACAAGTCCATATCTTGGTCTGTAACTGTATAAACACCACGCAAGTCATAGATGTTATCGTCATATTTTCTATCACGATTCTCCATGAATAGCAAATCTTGTATTGCTGGCTTAGTAGGATCATAGTTGGGATCAGTTGTATCTTGTGACCCCAAATATTTATGGATAAGCAGTGAAGTACCACCATGTTCAAAGTGGGCCTTAACTGATTTATCTATAAACTTATAATCATTTCCCTTACGAGGATTCCATAAACTTAATCTTGGCATATCTTTTTCCTTGACTTCTATGTGTATTTATCATATAATGAAGTTATCATGAAGGAGTAATAGATGGAACTACCAAACAATGACGGATATACGATTGTACGTGGGTATTTACCAGGAATTGCAGTAGAACAGTTCAGATTATGGGCAATGAACCCTAAAAATGCTCATAGAGGCAATGGTTCAGACGGAATTTACTATAATGAACACGACGGAAAACGAACATATGATGTTTGGTGGACTACATCACCTCCTAAAGAAATGTGGCTACCGGTAGTTTTACCATTAAAAAAATATATAGATTCGATATTTAAATCTAGTGATTGGGATATTCATGCAGTTGATTGTATCACTACAGCACCTAAATCAAGCAAAATCTATGCACACGTAGATACACCCTACCGATTCGAAAAGTACGCTAGAATAGACGATACATTAGGCGTACAGATAATTATACCTCTTAATGATTTTACTTTAGAAAATGGTGGGACTGCATATCTTCCCGGTTCACACTTAGAAAAAATATATTATAAAGATATTGAAGACAACCAAGAACACTATAATGATAGATTGGTCAACGAAGGGCATCAGTTTTTAGCAAAAGCAGGCGATGTATTGATGTACGACGGTCGAACATTACATAGTACAATGCCTAATAATTCTAATTTATATAGAAGTGCGTTACTGATAAATGCACTACGCAAAGATGTACTAAAAGATGCCATTTTGTTAGATAATAACACGGATAAGGTTAAAACTTGACAAAAAATGCGTTTTGTAGTTAAATAGAAATTAATAAAGCTGATTCGAAATTATTTATAGGAGTTCCCGATGGGTTTATCAAAAAGAAAAAAGACTACAAGAGCGGCACCACGGCGCGGAGCAAAACTTGAGTCACCAAAATGGGATAACTGGGAAGAGTGGTCTGGTGAAAAGTTTCATAGGCATGTTATTTGGGCTAGAGAATTTTATTATCAAAATTACAAACCGGCAGATTTATATCCTTTTGCAACACAATGGATGGAAAAGAATGGTTATACAAATGAAGATATTCGTTCTGTAAAAGCCGCACCTGATTATGAAGTAAGTGTAACTGGAGCAATTTCTTGCAAATTATTATTAGATGGCATGCCAGATTATAATCAGAAAGAAGATGATTATTGGCAAACTCTTGCTGGCACAACCGGTCATATAACACCTGTAACTGATTTTATTAAAACACGTATAAGCAATGCAATAGAAACAGGCAAGGATAAAGTTGCAGAAAAAGAAGAAAAAGAAAAAGAAGAATTAAAGAAAAATAATCGTTATCGTCCTAGTATCCAAGAATTACTACGTGCAAAAGCATTTTCTATGACTAATGAAATTGATGATTTTATCAATGATTTTGAAATGACTAATGGTGCTTTAAAGAGTTTTAAACCATTGAGTCTATTGCGTAAAGTACAAGCAAAAGCAAATCATGCCAAGATAATCAAAGAGTTATATGAAGGGTGTTATAAAGAATATGATGAACTTATTAATCCACCTTCAACAAAAAATATGACAGAAAAAGAACTTGATTGGCACAATCAGTTAATTGAAGGCTATGCATATTTACAGAAGTCCGAAATCAAAGCAATGTATGAAATGTATAAAAGCATTGTACAGGCATGTGATATGATTATTGCTAATGCAAAATTTGACCGAAAGCCTCGTAAACGCAAACCAATTAGTGCAGAAAAAGTTGTATCTAAAATGAAGTTCTGTAAAGAACATACAGAAACAGGCTCAGTAAGTATTAATCCAGTAGAACTTGTAGGTGCCAGCATTGCGGTTGTCTATAACACAAAAACACGTAAGATAGGCGTATATCATGCAAGTAATATTGATCCTATGGGACTAGGACGAGAAGGGTCTGGTTTAAGTGTCAAAGGCACTACAATGATACGTTTTAAAGAAAGCGAGAGCATTCAAAAAACACTTAGAAAGCCACAAGAACAACTGGCTATCTTCAAAAAGATAACAAAACGCTCATTAAATAAAGAGTTCAATGCCATCAAATCTGTCGAAACTAAGATGAATGGCAGAATTAACGAACATACATTACTTCTCAAGGTTTTTTGATAAATATAACTGTAGATACTGACGAGTATCATAATTAGTAAATTATTATCCCGGGAGAGATAAATGGCACAAGTTAACAAAAAAAGATACTATTATCTTGAAATCAATATACCTGATGCAGTAAAAGATGCACGCCCAGGCAGGGATGCGATTGCTATCATGCATGACTTAACAGAAGAATATAAAGATGAAGTTGGGACAAAGTATGCTAGAGCATTAAATGACTTTATTTTTGGAACTGCTAAACATTACGGTTGGCATCCATCAGATGCTAATAGATGTGCAACATGCGTTCAGTTCATCAATGCAAGACATTTTGCAAATTACGAAGCATATACGGCTGAATTTAGACAATGGCTTAACGACAAACACGGTATTACATACCCTTATGAAACATACACTGATGTTCCTTATGATATTGCAGATGCAGATAATGGCAATGATGCAGAAGTACAATCACAACAGGGTAACTATTTTACATATGCACAAGCTAAAGAAAAAGCGATTATGGAAGACCTTCCAGAAGAACGTGGATTTGTAATAGCTTAATAATTAGTTAAAAATCTAAAATTTTAAAACCCACTATTATTGGTGGGTTTTTTAATGGCTCCAATTACAAAAATGATAAATACATTATATTGGAGATAATCAATGCCAAAGAATAGCAAAGTTAGAAACGATTTAATCAAAGAGGTTCGTCTATTATTAGGCGATGGGATGGTTGATATTGAATTGGATCCGGATCATTATGATTTGGCAGTAGAAGTTGCCATATCAAAAATACAACAAAGATCCGAAAATGCAGTTGAAGAAGATTTTTACTCAATAGAGTTAAAAAGAGATGTAGATGAATACACACTTCCAAAAGAAATTATGGAAGTCAAACAAGTATGGCATCGTTCTTTTGGTCATGGTATTTCGGGTGGTGTCGATATGGACCCATTCGAACTAGCATATGCTAATTCATATTTCTTTTTGAATAATCATATTGGTGGTATAGCCACGTTTGATGCATTTGCTCAATATCGTGAATCATTAAATAAAGTTGCGGCAACAGACATACAATTCATTTGGAATCCAACAACTAAAAAAATAAAATTATTACGTAGAATGAGGGCAGACGAAATGGTTTTATTACATGTTCATTTAGAACGTCCAGAAGACGAACTAATCAAAGACCCTTATTTAAAATCTTGGATGAGAGATTATACACTTGCGTATTGTAAGAAAATGCTAGGTGAAGCAAGAAGTAAGTTTGGTTCATTACCGGGCGCCCAAGGCGGTGTCACACTAAACGGTGATGCAATGAAACAAGAAGCAGATGTACTTCTTGATAAACTAGAAACTGACTTACAGACATACACTGATGGATCTGCTCCTCTAGGGTTTGTCATTGGATAATTTACCCAACACTGCTTGTTCATTGCTATGGTCTCATACGAGGCTTAAGGTAGATGGCACCGTGCTTCCTTGTTGTTTCGTGGAAGAAAATAATATCCCAAACATTAATGAAGCACCCAAGTTATCAGATGGGTTACACAATGCATTCAATTCTAAATTTTTTAATGACATAAGAGATAAGATGTTGAAAGGTGAAAAACTTTCAATGTGTGATAAATGTTGGCGTGCAGAGGACAATGGTGTTGAGTCTTTTAGACAACAATTCAAACAATACGATAAGTTTATAGGAAACAAACCAGAATTAAGATATATAGAAACTGCCTTGTCTACTCATTGTAATTTATCATGTAGAATGTGCAATGATACTTTCAGTAGTAAATGGAAATTAATAAAGAACCCAGGAATGCCAGTTGATGTTTCTGTAGATTCATTTGATTTAAAATATTATGATGCTAATTTATCTAAATTAGACTTTGTTAAGTTTGTAGGCGGTGAGCCTTTATTAGATAAGAAACATGCGGACTTTTTGACACAGATTGTAAATAAATCAGATAATCCAAAAAATGTCAGATTGTTTTATAATACTAATGGAACTATAATACCAAAACAAGAGATATTTGAATCATGGGCAAAACTAAAAGAAGTAGAAGTCATATTCAGTATTGATGCTATTGGTGAAGCAAACGAAATACTTAGACCCCCACACAAATGGAATACTATTGAGAACACCATAAATCATTTTATAGAGCATAAAACTGATAATGTTAAGTTGGGTATGCATACAGTAGTAAATGTCTTTAATATTCATTTAATGAAAGATGTACTAGAGTATTCATTTCAAAAGTTTAATAAGATGCCTGTATTTGATTTATTAGATTATCCAGAACATATGTCATTAAAAAATTTAGATAAAAACACAAAAGAAAAACTAACACATTTACTAAAATCAGAGTTTGACGGACAAGAGCAATTAAATTATCTATTAGATTTTATAAATCAAGACACAAAACATTCATATACACTCAAACAAATTATAGACAAAGAAAAAGAAAATGATATTAGAGTAAATACTATGATAGAAAAGTTAGGAGTGTTAGATTTATGGAATTCTTTTTAAAAGCATTAATATCAGGAATAGTAATAGCAACAGTTAGTATGATGGCACAACGAAGTGTCACAATGGCGGCTTTTCTAATGGGTATACCATTTACTGCCTTTCTTGCAATGATTTTTATGTGGTATTCAGGCATTGATGCAGAAGCATTTGCGAAGTTTAGTTTCGAAACTACATATTTTGTCTTGACAAGTCTTGTATTTTTTGTTATATTTGGGTTACTAGTTACAAAGATAGGATTTTGGTGTAGTGTTATAGCCGGTTTATCTGTAACGATAATACTGTATAACATTCTTTTGAGGATTATATGAAAAAAATTATAGGTATCTGTGGGTTAATAGGTCATGGAAAAGACACGGTCGCAGGTCACTTAATCGAAAATGGGTTTCAACGAATAAGTTTTGCAGGAGTGTTAAAAGATGCATGTGCAAATATTTTTGGTTGGGACAGAATTCTATTAGAAGGCAACACACCAGAGAGTAGAGTATTCAGAGAACAAGTAGATGAATGGTGGGCAAAAAGATTAGGTATACCAAACTTCACACCAAGATGGGCTTTACAACATGTAGGCACAGATGTATTCAGAATGAACTTTCATCCAGATATCTGGGTAGCGGCTTGTGAAAGACAAGTTGAATTGACAGACAAAAACGTAGTCATTTCTGATTGTAGATTTTATAATGAATTAGATGTTATCAAACGATTAGGTGGCAAGACCACGGTAGTATGGCGTAAAGAAAAGCCTGAATGGTGGGACAATGCATGTAAGTCTAATCAATCAAACTCAGATAATATGATTGATCCTATGAAAAGATATCCAGATGTACATAAAAGTGAATATAGTTGGGCTGGATGGGACTTTGATGTTGAATTTGATAACTCTAAAGACTTGGAGCATCTATATAGCCAAGTTTCAGACCTATTGTCTACGTAGTTAACTCTAAAAACGCCTTTTTTTCTCCAATTTCGATAAATATATGTAGCAATTTAAAAATTGTTCAATAGCAATTTAAGAAAAAGGAGAAACAGAATGCCTACATTAGTATCACCGGGCGTGTCAGTTACAGTAGTTGATGAATCGCAATATGCGGCCGCTACTCAAGGGACACTTCCACTAATAGTTGTTGCAACAGCAACAAACAAGACAGACGCATCTGGTTCAGCTATAGCTTCTGGGACACTTGAGCAAAACTCTGGTGTTGCATATCTTGTTTCTTCACAACGAGAATTAGTTGAGACTTTCGGAGAACCTAAGTTCTACGAAGTTGGCGGATCGGTTGTGCAAGGAGCAGAAACTAGTGAATATGGTCTTTTAGCGGCTTATCAATATCTTGGCGTATCAAACAACGCTTATGTATTAAGAGCACCAATTGACTTAGCACAGTTAGAAGCTACTACATCTGAGCCTGCAGGCGCAATTACATCAGGAACATATTGGCACGACACATCTGCATCAAAGTTTGGCGTATTCAAACATGATGGTACAGACTGGGTTGCATATACACCAAAAGTGTTATATGATGCACCAGGAACAGGAAATGTCGAAACCGTAAACGCAGACGGATTTGCTTCACCAGTGAACACATATGGTTCAGCAGGTGACATCGCTGTGGTTGCCTCAACAGTAAAAATTACATATTGGGAAAAAGTTGGAGTTAACTGGGTCGTATTAGGCGACACGGGTTCAGCAGATTTTCAATTTTCAAAATTCGCACCAACAAAACAATCAGACGGTACATCAGCATTGACAACTGGTAACATTTATGTTCGTTTAGCTACACAAGGTGGTGGATTAGATTTAGGAGTATCAGTATATGATGCATCATCAGGTCTATTCACAGCCGTACAAGCACCAACATATGCATCAGATGATTTAGCAGGTGCAGATTTAATTGATGCAGGTGATGTTTACACAAGATACAATGCAACTAAAGGCTTTGTAGAATTACGTAGACATACTGGTAAAGCAGAAACATCAATTACATCAGGAACTATTCCAAATCCAAGTTCAATTACAGCAGACTTCACATTAGAGGGAGTTAACTGGACACCAAATGCATCAACACTTGACGCATTAGTTATTCAGATGCAGTCAAACACAGGGTTGAATGCGGCAAATGTACAAATTGAAAAAGTAGGTTCAAACAAAATCAGATTTACTAAAACAGATGGTCTAGAATTAAACTTAGACTTCACATCAGGTTTTGGTGATTTAGGATTTGCACAATCAACTAACGTTGATAGTGTATGGGCAGACCTATCATATGAGGCAGATGCAGACACACCAAAAGGTGCTGTCACAGAAGGTGCTTTATGGTATAACTCAGATTTAAAAATTGAAATACTAAAAGCAGGCTATGATGGCAACAACATGGTTTGGCAAAAACATGCATGGTCAGAAGACACAGAAGGCAACTATACAAAAGAACTACAATTACGTTCAGGTATGCCTACAACTCGTAAAGACGGAACATCACCATTACAACCTGGTGATATCTGGGTAGACTCTGACGAAATGCCATATCCGGCAATTTATGTATGGAACAATTCTTGGGTTAAGCGTGACAACGCAGACCAATCATCAGCAAATGGTATTGTGTTTGGTCATTACTCAAATGATGCTCCGTATGATGCTGACGGAATCGTAAATACTCGTTCAATTCATGCAAGTGCTCCAAACCCAGAATTATACCCAGAAGAAATGTTACTTGTTAACATGGATTACTCTACATACAACGTTAAGAAATACACTAACGGTGCATGGGAGTGGGCATCAGGTCTAAACCTAGATGGTTCAGGTAAATTCGGTAAAGATGCACAACGTCACATGGTTGTTGAAGCAATGCAAGGCGCATTAACAAGCAATGATGGTATACGTTCAGAAGCAGTATACTTCAACTTAATCGCTTCACCTGGATATCCAGAAATGATGGACGAAATGATTGCTCTAAACAAAGACAAGAAAGAAATCGCTTTCGTAATTGGTGATTCACCAATGGATCTTAAGTCAGATTCTACTTCTCTTAAAAATTGGGCAACTGACAACATGCCAGCTGAAACATATGCAGGTGTTTATTATCCACATGGTCTTTCAACAGACTTATCAGGTAATGATGTTGTTATTCCATCATCAGCAATCGCACTACGTACTATTGCATTCTCAGACCAAGTATCATTCCCATGGTTTGCACCAGCGGGTCTAACACGTGGTGTTGTAACTAACGCAAGTAAAGTTGGTTACGTAAATGCAGAGAACGAATTCTCACAAGTACGTTTAAGCAACGGACAAAGAGATGTTCTTTATACATCTCGTATCAATCCAATCGCAGACCTTCCAAATCAAGGTCTAGTAGTTTATGGTCAGAAGACATCACAGGCATTTGCATCAGCACTTGACCGTATCAATGTTGCAAGACTGACAAACTACATGCGTTATAATTTGGATCAATTATCTCGTGGTTTCTTATTCGAACAGAATGATAAAATCACACGTGATAATATGCGTGATGCAGTTGAACGTTTCTGTGGTGAATTAGTTACTAACAGAGGCTTGTATGACTTCTTAGTAGTTTGTGATGAATCAAACAACACTCCTGCTCGTATCGATAGAAATGAGTTATGGGTTGATGTTGCAATTCAACCAGTGAAAGCTGTAGAATTCATCTACATTCCGCTACGTATTAGAAATACAGGCGAGTCTTTAGCATAATACTAGAGAAAATAACAAGTTTATTAAAGCCCCTTAGAATAAGGGGCTTTTTTATTAAATACAACTTTAATTCCTAACATTATTGATAAATACTCTTATAAACAAAGTTTCGAAACTTTTTAGGAGACAAAAAAATGGCAAGAACATTAAATAATTTCGGTGTACCTACAGATTCCGGTGATACAGTTACTGGTTCAGGTATTCTACAGCCAAAACTGAATTATCGTTTCCGTGTTCAAGTTGCAGGTTTCGGTGGTGTAGCAACAAACACTACTGAGTTCACAAGACAAGTTATGAACGTAACTAGACCAAAAATTACACACGAATCAATACCAGTAGATTCATATAACTCACGTATGTATATGATGGGCAAACACACATGGGAACCTATCACAATTACGTTACGTGATGATATCGCAAACAACTTAACTAAACTAGTTGGTAGACAAGTACAATCGCAGTTGAACCACAGAAATCAAGCTGGTCCGGCGGCAGGTACTAACTACAAGTTTTCTACTCTAATTGAAATCTTAGACGGTAACTCAGGTAACCCTAACGAACAATGGCAACTAGAAGGTTGTTTTGTTCAAAATGCAGACTACTCTCAATCTGATTACTCAGTTTCAGATCCAGTAACTATCGCACTAACACTACAGTACGATAACGCTGTATTTACTGATACTGAAATCATGCCAGATACTACATTTACTAACAACTCTAGTATTCTTGGTTAATTCGGGGTAAGCTGATATGGCTACTTCAAAACAGGCTGGTCAAAATAAACAAGGCAATATCTTAATACAAGATAATGCTAATGCTAGAAAAAGATTTGGGTTCGGCGGCGTCGGACCCATTACCTCTGCTCCCAAAACGGGAGACATGTTCTACGTTGAATTTCATGATATCAACGGAAGAACAATGTCAGGCACTAGACTTCCATTCAATAGATTTGCAAAAGCAATAAGTGGTGTATCAGTTGCCACAACTACTCAGCCTATCGATAGATATGGCAAACGTGTATATATACCAACACGTGTAGATTTTCCAGAAGTACAATTATCAATGTATGATGTTGTCAACGGAGAAATGTTCTCATTCGCTATGGGAATATATAACCAGTTTTTCAAAAATGGTCAAATGCGTACAGACTCAGCAAACATAGAAAATAGCTTAAGAGATTTAGAAACACAAGGCAGAAAGTTTTCGACCAAAGGAAAACCGTTTCATCAAACTTTTGAAAAGGTTACTGTATTTCATTTTTTTGGTAATATTGATGGCTCAAACGACCCATTAGCACAAGGAGATTTTTCAGTAGGTGCTCCTAGAAGTGGTGGTATACAAAAAATTGAATTAATAAATCCATTAGTTACTAATATTACATTTACACCTAGTGACTATGCTAACAGCGAACTTAGAACTATTGAATTTTCACTTCAACCAGAGAATGTTGTATTCTCTACGGTATCAGACGATGTGCCATTCCCAACCTGGATGACAGACGGTCTTCCTTATGAATTGGAAACAGCAATCAGTGATATAGAAAGCGGAGATTATACTAACGATACAGTATCACGTATGAATGAACTATTAAAAGGTCTTTCTAAACCTAGTCAGTTTGATCCAGAAAATGATGAAACTGTACTTACGTTACTTAATAACAATCAACCTACGCTTTCACAAACTACACAAGCACAGAATGATTTAATCAATAAACAAAAACAAGATGAATTGGCTAAATTGTACAATGCAACACAAATGAATAATTTATCTACGCTGGGAAGAAAAGATGGTATAGATCCTAATCAACAATTTACCGCAGAACAGCTAGAAGGGTTTTCATCAGTATTGAATGCACAGAATGAAGTAGCAGAAGCAGAATTTGAAGAAGCTAAGTCAAGACACCAATTTGTCGAAGCAGTCCCTACAGAATCTAGATTTAGAGATCCTTTTGTTCCAGAAACAAAATACCCTCAAGTGGCAGATTTTGCTAATTTAGGTAATACATATGACGGCGGTACAGGAACATATGGTGGTAGTAACTTTGGGGGTGCTATAAAAAATGAATTAGTAAATGCGTTTTTCAATGGACGTAAAATTAATTGGGGTAATATAAGAAATTCAGCGGCTCAAGGTATTGTAGGTAATTCAGGAATAGGTACATTACAAAATCTTAGTAAAACATCACAAAGCAGATTTGGTATAGCAGGTGACTTAATTAGAGATGGTATTAAAAATTCAGGCACAGCCAGTGGAGGACAAATACGAACTACTACAGTTCCTTCTAATATATCATCAAATTCAACATCATCTACACTAAATTCTGCACAATCAAATATTAACGTATTAAAAAATCTTACAAAGGGTATTAGATAATGGCATTTGATATTGACGTACTAAAAGCAAAACTAGTAAAGAAAGGCTTTACAGATGAAAAAGCAAATGTTTTTGCTAGAGAGTTGGTCAATGTAGCAAGGTCCTACGGTGTAAGCCCATATAGTTTAGTCAACGAAGTTAATAATGATATAAACTTAAATGACCTAGGCTCATTTGTAATCAATAGTGCTTTGCGATTTGGATATCAAACAGGAAAAATTAATCCTTCAAAACCAAATAAATATATCGCAAGGGCTATTCTTAAATGAGACAAAAATATCATCAAGGAAAATATACTATAAAAAACCCACAGAAATATTCTGGGAGCGGTGAGCCTACCTTTAGAAGTAGTTGGGAATTAACTTTTATGAATTTTTGTGATGATAACCCGAGTGTAGTTGCTTGGGCTAGTGAACCTTGCAAGATAACATATCAAAATCCATTAAATGGCAAAGTAACAGCATATGTGCCAGACTTTGTTATAGTGTATATGGATAAAGCAGGTAAAAAGAAAGCGGAATTAGTTGAAATAAAACCTGCAACACAATCTAATCCAGAGTTAGCAAGAAGAAGAACAGACAAAACGGCAGTAGTACAAAACTTTGCTAAATGGGATGCGGCAACTAAGTGGGCAACTAAGAGGGGAATGCGTTTTCGTGTACTGAATGAGGGTGATATATATCAAAATACAAAAAAGCCCAAACCAGTAAAACCAAGGAAACGTAAATGAGTACTAAAATAGGGGTCTTTTATGAACCCGGTGCAGGTGGCGACTTTTTCATTACATTATTATCATTGGGATTAAATATCTTCGAAGATCCTGAGTTATTGTATTATGACGATGGAAGAATAAAGATAAGAGGAAAGTCTATGCTTGATGTAGTAGATGACTATGAGTACACTGATGACGATTGTAGCTTACAAGAACTATTTTTGAAACAAAATTTTGATAGATTTATTTCTAAATGTCACCCTTATCTTCCTGAACACAAAGATGAGTTTGCAAAAAAACTTGAAATAAGATATAATAACACGTATAATATAATGTTACATCGAAATCCAACATATACATATCTTAATTACAATTTAAAGAATATAGATAGAATTGTTGAAGATGATAAAAGCAAACATGTGTGGTATACTGACCATTGGAATGAAGTATACAAAAAATCGGTAATAAATACAAATATAATAGATATACATTTTGATGAATTGATTAGGAGCCCAATTAGAACAATAACACGTGTTATTCAATATACGGGTATCGACAAATCAATAGCAAATACTAAAAAAATAAAAGAAGTGTATATACATTACTGCGACAAGCAGAGGTTTTTAGAACCAATCGAAAGGTATTGGAAATGACGAAAAAATTAGAAGAAACATTTAATATATCTTCTGTTGATGACGAAGAAAAAGATAATATTCCTAGTATTGAAGAATCTAAGGAAATTACTGAATTATTAAACACAGAAATAGAAAATACTGAAAAGATTGATGCCGCTCTGCCTATGGTTACTGATTTAAATGAGCATGACAGAGAAATGGATGATATACATGCTAAAGCAATACAGACGTTTGAAGATATGCTACAATTAGGTATGAACGTTGAAGTACATGCAGGTGCAAAGATACTTGAAACAGCAAATCAGCTACTAAAGACAGCAAAAGAAGCCAAAGACAGCAAAGTAGACAGAAAATTACGTATGATTAATCTTCAACTACAGAAAGCAAAGCTGGATCATCAAAAAGATAAAGACACAGGCAAATCTGATGAAGAAATAACAGCAGAAGGTACACTAAATATTGATAGAAATGAACTTTTAAAGCGTATTTCTGATGCACAGAAGGTAGCAGACAAAGTAACGGATAAAAACAAGAAAAATCCAGAAAAATGATAAATAAGAATATACGTTGGAGAGCAACATGAAAAGTTTTATAGAATTTTTAACAGAATCAGAAAAAGAACACAAGATGTCATTGCGTTTTTGCTGTAAAGTAGGCGAAGATGCAGAAAATAGAATTGAAAAGTTTTTAGGTAAGTATGACCTAAGAAATATGTCTAAAACGTCTACTACACCGGTTTCTAAAAATCCGATGTTCTTTAAAGAAGTGGAAAATTCAGAAGTTTCAAAGATTGATGTTGTTACAGGTTACCCTGTATCAGCCGATATCTTACGTCAACAATTAGCAGACTTATTAGGTATGCACTTATCACATGTTGCAGTTCACCCAGAAGGTTGGGAGCCAACTGAGGAAGTAGAAAAAGAAAACAAAGAACCTCTTTTAACTTCCGAAGAAGAATCAAAATCAGACGACGGTGCAAACTATGGTCGTACTTTTGTTGATGACTTTCTAAAGTCTCTAACTCCAAAAGAAGTAGAAGCAGTAGAAAACGAACTAAGTCCAAAAGAACAAAGAGACCAAGCACCTGAACAAATGGATACAGACGAGAAATCTAGTCCTTCTGTTATCTCAGGAGATGAAAAATGAGTAAGCATTACAATTTAACTGTTACTGATGATAACGGAAAATCAGTTACTACTTCAAATACAAGTACAGAACACGCAGAAGAAATTCTACGTATGATGCAACTAGCAGGCATGCAATCACAAGATTGTGGATGCGGTGCAAGTCCTTGTGGGTGTGACGAATCAATCGAAGAAAACGAATATAAACCAACACCAGCTAACGATAAGTTAGATTTAGATGACTACTCAAAAAAATCAGGTGAAAGTATTCCAAAACAAAAGAAAAGTTTAGACAAAGCACCTTCAAGAGGTGATAACCCATTAGAATATTCTTTAGATGAAAATGAAATCTTTGAATCTTTAATGAATGAATTTGAAACAGTTGAAGAAGGCAAACTTCCTCCTGGACTACAAGCATATCAAGATAAGAAAAAAAGCAAAAAAGATGACAAAGAAGATAAAGTAGAAGAAAAGAAAGCAAAGCCTGACTTTGCTGATATCGATGGTGATGGTGACAAAAAAGAAACAATGAAAAAAGCGGCTAAAGATAAAAAAGAAAAAGCCGATGAATCAATCAATGAAGCAA